TTTTGCACATCTTATAAAAACTATTGATTTCGGATATTCATCTTTTGAAATTGAATTAGGTAAATTAAAATCCGATATTCCTTTTTTAGCAGGTCTTGTATAGTCTTGCTTATAACGGAAAACACGTGTTATAGTTAGGACTTTTTAAAACTAAACAAAATGACAAAAGAAAATTTCGCAATACAAATTATTGAAACTGTAAATAATTACAATGAATCAGGAGAGCCAACGATAGCATTAGAAAGCGTAATATCATTACTTGACTTATTAGAGCCAAGAGATAGAAAAAGTTTTGCTAAATGGGGTTATCAGAAAGACCAATCTACCGAAGACGAATGCTGGTCTTAGCCTTAACTATAACGGAAGGCATATCTTGCGATGGTGGCAGAAATTCAAGACTATTGCAAGCAAATAAAGACAAATAATTAAGACTATCCGAGTCTTTTCGGACACACAACAGCCTGCCACTAGCGCAAATATGCTGTTATAAACAGTTATTTTATGATTATAGTAAACTATTACAGAGAAGAGGATTGTAACCCTGAAACAGATGGTTATCACTTGCATTTAGCTGGTGTAATAAACGATTCTTTAGACTTGCAGTATGATATACAATTAATTACAGATTGTATTGATAACGATACCGATTTTGAACCTGAAAACGGTATTTTATATGAATTGCAATTAACAAGAGCAACTATACAAGCAGACCCAATCGATGAACCAGCTTTTGCGATTAGAGAAATTATTGAATTAAAACGATGTAAACATACAGGCGAATTTTCTCCAGAGTTAGTGCGGCTATAATTGTTTATAACGTCCTGTGGCTTTGTCTTGTTGCCGATAAAATAAGACCTAATCTTTAAATTTAAAACAGAACAATGAAAATACAAACAGACAATTCAGTTAAAGACCAAAACGGCAATAAGTCAAAACCGCTGTTAGCCGTTGTTTTATTTTTTTCTTGGCTAAAAACTTGGATTTGGTTTTACATTTTTAAAGGTTTTAGAATGTGGAATTATGAACAAATTGAATTTTTAGAAAAGTCATATTTTCCGCAAAATAAGCGTGATGAAAAGCTTATAAAAAAGATTTTAGATTTTAACCGTAGTCGTCTGAAAAATAACGGCTAACTATTGTATAAGCGTAGTAAATTTATGAATCTTAAAAAGTCTTATTTATTACGTTTATACTAAGTTATAAAATTAACAAAATTTTAACAGTTTTAAATAACCAATATCTAAAAAACATTTATATATTTGCACCATAGAAACAAACAAATAGAAATTATGAAAAACAATTTAAAAGATTTCGGAGCAGCATTAGTATTTATGTTTATACTAATAACATTATACACAACTTTAATATCACTAATATAATGAAAGATTTACTAGATTTCCAAAGGTTTCAAATTCAAAGTTTACAAAATAGAATATGTGAACTTGAAAATCAAAACAACATTCTTACTGAATACGTTTTTGAGGCTTTAGATGAACAATGTCCACAAGAATATAAGACTATAATAAAAAAAGAAATTTACACCTTAAAACAATCTTAAAATGAAAAAAGTTTTATTTTCAGCAATTATTATAATAACGTTGTTTAGTTGCACAAATAATGAGCTAATACAAGAGGATTGTAGTTGTGATGAAATAGTAAGTAAAAAAGTTTCTGCTGATTATGGTTCTAATCCAAGAGTAATAGTTTTATATCATACAAAAAATTATTGTTCAAATGTAGAAAAAGATTTTAATTTAATAATTGATGCAACTTACTCAGGAGTAATTAACGCATTAAATGATTCTAGGATTCAAGAAATAGGTAAATGTTATAAAAAATAAATAAAATGGAAAATATGTTATTACAAGAAAAATTGTCAATTATTCAAAAAGAATTTAAAGCAAACAAATCAAAATTTAATAGTTTTGGTAAATACAACTTTAGAAGCGCAGAAGATATACTAGAAGCGTTAAAACCTTTTAATGAAAAGTACAAAGTTAGTTTTATTATTAAAGAAAAAATGATTAGTTTTGACCCTCCAATTATGTTATCTGAAGCTATTATTTACGATAACAATGGGGTAAATGAATTATCAGCATCAGCAGTAGTTGGTATTGACTTAGAACAGAAAGGGATGCAAATGCCACAGAAATATGGTTCTGCAAGTTCTTACGCTAAAAAATACGCATTAGGTAACTTACTATTAATTGATGATACACAAGACCCTGACGCAAGTAATAAACACGATAAAACAGAAACAAAAACAGACGATAAAAAATGGTTAAATAAAAATACACCAGAATTTAAAAAAGCAGTTGAATATTTAAAAAATGGTGGTAATATTGTAACAATTGAATCTAAATATAAAATGACTAAAGAAGTAAAAGAGGAATTGATAAAATAAAAATATGAAAGTATGTACTAAATGTAAAGTAAATAAATCCTTTGATAATTTTAGAATTAGAAAAGATAGAAAATCAGGTTATCGTTCAGATTGTAAAGAATGTGAATATAAATATAGCCAGTTAAATAGAAAAGAATATTTTAATAAATATCAAAGAGATAGAAGAAAATCTGATTTATTATATAGAATGACTTGGAATATAAGGTCATCTATTAGTCAATCTTTTTTGAGAACTTGTAATGGTAAATTTGTTAAAAAAAATAAAACTCAAGAAATTTTAGGATGTAGTTTTGAATTCTTTTTAAATTTTATATCTTCGCAATTTAAAGATGGAATGAGTTTAGAAAGATTGAGTGAAATACATTTAGACCATATAATACCAGTATCTTTAGCAAAAACAGAAGATGAAGTAATTAAATTAAATCACTATACTAATTTTCAACCTTTGTGGGCTAGTGATAATTTTAAAAAAGGTAATAAAATAATAGAAAAACAATTAAAATTAATTTAAATTCCGATTGCAAGGTTAAGTGCTAAAACAATTATGAGCGCATTATTAAACGTTAGTATTAGAGTAGATTCATTGCCTAAAGAAAAGTTTGTTCAAGGAAAAGACGGTAAAGTATTTTATAACTTCACAATATCAGTAAACGACGATTCAAATCAATTTGGGCAAAACGTATCTTTAATAGATTCGCAAACTAAAGAAGAGCGGGATGCAAAAAAACCTAAATCGTATTTAGGAAATGGTGCGGTTGTATGGACAGATGGAAGCATTAAAACTGCTGAAAAGAAAGCTGAAGCAACTAAAGAAGAAATAGCATCTGACCTGCCATTTTAGTATTCATAGGGGATGTAAAAGTCCCCTTTTTTTAAACAAACAAACAAATGGACGAAGAATCAAAAAGAATGTTAATGCAAATGTATGAAGAGGAATGTTTTATTAATCCATTGGAAAAAATAACATATCCAGAGCCTGCCATATCATTTGGAACAAAAGAATACGAAACTAAAGATGGTATAATTGAATATCCAATACCAATAGGCACATATGGAAACTTTAGCTTTATACAAGCACCACCAAAATCAAAGAAAACGTTTTTTGTGTCATTATTATCTGCTGCATATTTAGCTGAAAGTTTAGAATCATTTTGCGGTGATTTAAAATCAAATAGAAATGATAAACATTTGATACATTTCGATACTGAGCAAGGTAATTTTCACGCTGCAAATGTATTTAAAAGACCAATAGATATGACAGGTATAAAGACTAATAAATACCATACATTAGCTTTAAGACAGTTGTCATTCAAAGAAAGAATAGATTTTATAGAATATTACCTATACGATAAATTAGAGGCTAAAAACATAGGCTTAGTAATTATAGATGGTATTGCTGATTTATGTAGTGATGTAAATAATATTGAAGAATCAAACAATGTTGTTCAAAAACTTATGAAATGGACAAAAGAATTAAATTGTCATATTATCACAGTAATACATTCTAATTTTGGGTCAGATAAACCTACCGGTCACTTAGGCTCGTTTTTAGAAAAGAAAACAGAAACACAAATACAACTAGAACTAAACACAGTTAACAAAGGATTAGTAACTGTAAGTTGCAAACGTTCAAGAAATGCATCATTTGAGAACTTTAGTTTTAAAATAAATAAGTTTGGATTACCACAAGTAGAAGGAGCATTTTATGACCCACTAAAAGATATATTTTAAATGAAAACAACAATTAAAAACCATTTAAACGACATACAACTTTCAACTGCTAAAGCATTATTATTACATTCAGATAATAGAGTGTTAATAAGTTTCTTTAAAGACTTGAATGAAAAGATAGTATATTTACAAGAATTAACAGAATCGGATTCTAAATATGATTGGCAACAACTTGAATTATTTATGGATGGGTTAATAAAACAAGACCCTGAACTAACAAATATTAATATTAATTTTGAGATTCAAGAAGTGCAGTCAGAAAAAAAAGAAGCTAGATTAAAAATAAAAAGTTTTTAAATGGAATACAAATGGCTTGAAGAAGTAGCAAAGCATCATAAAGAATGGGTTAATACTATTCAAAAGATGGGAGAGTTCGATTACGCTGAGGACATAGTACAAGAATCTTACATTGCTTTAATGAAGTATGCAGATGCTACTAAATTAATAGATGTAAATGGTGATGTTCGTAAGGGATATATGCTTTTTACTCTAAGGTCATTGTATTATCAATTTTACAATAAAAAGAAAAAAATAAATAAAGTTTCTTTTGATGGATGTTGGGAATTATTTGACGATTCAAACATTGAAGAACAAGAGGCTTATCATAACATTTGTCTTTTAATTGATGAAGAAATAGAAAATTGGCATTGGTACGATAAGAAGCTATTTAAACTTTATCGTGATACTGATTTTTCAATGCGTGATATTTCTAAAGAAACAAATATAAGTTTGATTTCTATATTTCATTCTATCAAAAATTATAAGTCTATTTTAAAAGATAAACTTCAAAAAGATTATCAAGATTACATTAATAACGATTATAATCAAATATATTAATTATGGCTAAAAAAGTAGTAAAAAAGATGTCAGACAAAGGGCTTGGTGACACAGTAGAAAAAATAACAAAAGCAACAGGAATAAAAAAAGTTGTTGAGTTATTTAGTAAAGCGACCGGATTAGATTGTGGATGCGATGAACGTAAAGAAAAATTAAATAAGTTATTTCCTTACAATAGGCAAATTAATTGTTTAAATGAAACGGATTACAATTCATTAACTGTTTTTTTATCACCTCAACAAACAACTTTAAATCCTGCCGAGCAAAAGATTATTTCAGATATTTATTTTAATGTGTTTAATGTACGTTTACAAATAAGTTCTTGCGATAGTTGTTGGAAAGGAAAAATTGAAGAGTTAAAAAGAGTTTATAACGAATACAAAATCAATGAATAATTGGACAGAAATAGATTTATTTAATTGGCTAAAAGAAAATGTTTATCCTGATTTAGTTAAAGCAAAGAATCCAATGTCTAGATGGGACTGTTATAGTCCTTGTTCGGGTCATAGGCTTGAATTAAAATGCAGAAAAAAACATTATTCTACTATGTTATTGGAAAAGAAGAAATACAACGCAATGCAGTCAGAATGTATGAAACATTTAGATATACCAATGTATTTTAACTCTACACCTGAGGGTGTATTTTCTTGGAATCTAAATAAAATAGACCCGATTTGGGAAGTGAATTTTAAGAATCCTGCAACTACTCAATTCAATAACAATAATAAAATAAGTAAAGAAGTATCATATTTAGAAATAGAAAAAGCAAAACAATGGAAGTAAGTGAAGTACAACAAGAATATTTAAAATCAGTTATATTGAGTCAATTATTATTGGAATCAAATGAAAATTTAGCATTTACAAAGCAATACAAGCAACAAGTAAAGCAAAAGATAAATAGCTTAAATAAAGACTTAGAAGAAACTGTACGAAATGAATTTAAGATAATTTACAAAACAGACCCTGAAACTACTACAAACATTTTAAGAAGCATCGATGAAATAGTTGGTAAACTTCAAACTAATTCTCTAGATGAATTAGTATTTATAAATGCAGTAATTGACAAATATAATGAGAATAAAGAATGGTTTAAAGAATATGGTGAAACTGAATTTTTAAGACTAAGATGAAAATAACATTAACATCATACAAAAAAACATCAATAATAGAAACAGAAAATGATGATATTAATATTGATGAATTAGGAAAAATACTTTATGATATTTGCCTAACACAAGGTTGGTCTTCTCAATTATTGAAACAAATATTTAAAAAGAATGTTACTGATGGCTAAAAAAAAAGAAGACAAATACCATCCAACAGAATCAGATATACAAGCTATGCATTTATGTAATAAGAATGATTTAGCTTATTTAATTCAACCTATAAAAAATAAAACAAAATACAATGTCATTAAGTTTCAGATTTCAAATTATTTGCAAGTTCATATTTTAAAGGAAAATGATATACCTTTAGAATTTACAGAGAATGATGGGATGAAGAAAACTATGGAATTATATTTGTTTCACTCAAAAAGATTTAAGAAATGACATACCAAGCATTAGAAACATTAGTAGAACTTTGGGCAGATGACAAAGGAATTTTAACAAAGGCTACACCAAAGGCACAAGCCGAAAAAACACTAGAAGAAGCACAAGAGTTAATAGATGCTATTGAAAGCGATAATAGATTAGAAATAATAGACGCTTTAGGCGATATTTTAGTAACTATAATTATACAGGCTAGAATGCAAGGATTAAGTTTAGAAGAATGCTTAGAATCAGCCTATGATGTTATAAGCAAAAGAACAGGTAAAATGATTAATGGACAATTTGTAAAGGACAAATAATGAAAGACACAATAGTTGAAAGTGTAATAAATCAATTTAAAGAACGTTCTAACGTAGGAATAAAGAAGTATGGTGTTACATTAGATAGAACTGATTTAACTCGCTTAGAATGGATAAACCACGCACAACAAGAAGCAATGGATATGATTTTATATTTGGAAAAATTAAAGACTTATGAAAAATAAACTATCAGCAATTAGAAGGATAAATAGAATAATTGAGTTCTATTATAAAAGAGGTGTAAACAAAGAATCAGTAAATAAAGTTTATTGGAATGTGTTACAAATTAAGCTATCCAGAAATGGGTAGTTTTTTTTTATTTTAAATTTTAACGTTTCATTAACATTTTATGTTTAAAAGTTGTTTATATTTGTACTCAACAAACAAGTAAAAAATATGGCAAATTCAAAGAAACCAATCGAAAAGCGACAAAGCATTTTTGAACAAGAAAGAAGTAATAGACAAATAGCAATTGAATTATTAAAACAAATAAAAGAAAATGAAAAAGCAAGAAATAATAGATAGTTTAGAAATATGTATTTCAATGGCAAAAGTATCTGAAAATACTTTTTTAGTTAGAAAACTAGAAGAAATAGAAATGGCATTGATAAAAGAATGGAATGAATCAGATGCTTATTATGAACAAATAAAACAAAGTATAAATGAATGAGTTAGCATTAATAAAAATATTCTCAAAATTAGAGGTATTAGATAGAGAGTTTGAGAAAGCGGTAAAAAATTTAATTCAAGGAAGTTCGGGCCTTAGTGATGAAAAACTAGAAGTTATTGTAAATAGTACAGAAAGAGAAATTTTGATTTACGAATACATTTTAAAGCTAATTATTAACGATTCAAACGTAAACTAATGGTAGTATTATTTGATGCAGATAGTTTGATATTTTCAAGCTGCTATAAAAAAAGAGAAACAATAGAAGATGATGGTTTTCATCACGTTTTAGATGACGCAATTGTAAAGTTTGATGAGGTATTTATGTCTATTATAAATCACTTGGAAGACATTTATGATATCACTGAAGTAAAAACATTCTCAGGTTCAAAGGGAAACTTTAGAAAGTATATTTCACCAAAGTATAAAGCAAACAGAAACTATAACGCTTTACCTCCTTTGTTAAATGAAATGCACGATTTTGTAAAAGAATCATATAATTCTATTTGGGGTTATGGATGTGAAACAGATGACGTTGTTGCTAAACATTGGTTTAATCTTTCTAATGAAATAGGAAGAGATAACGTTATAATAGTATCAATTGACAAAGACTATAAACAGTTCCCTTGTTTAATGTATAATTATCACATAAAACATAAAGTAATTTATGACATCACCGAAGATGAGGCTATGTATAATTTCTATGAGCAAATGATAATAGGTGATACTGCTGATAATGTAAACTACTGCAAAGGATATGGTAAAAAATATGCTGAAAAGTATTTAGCAGATTGTACTTCAAAACATTCTTATGTTAGAAAAATATACGAATTATTTAAAATAATATACAAATCAAAAGCAAGACAGAAATATGTTGAATGCTGGAATCTTTTAAAATTAAGAACAAATTAAAATATTACTAATGAGGATAATTGATTTATTTTTTGTATATTTGCGATATGAAAGGATATATTTATAAAATTACAAGTAGTAAAAATAGAGTTTATATTGGTCAAACAATAAACTTTAAAAATAGATTTAGTCAATATAAAAGATTAGATTGTAAAAATCAAAAAAAGTTATATAATTCTCTTTTAAAATATGGTGTTGAAAAACATAAATTTGAAATAATTTGTGAATGCGATGTTATTGAATTAAATGATAAAGAAAGATATTATCAAGATTTATATAATTCATCTAATAAATTTGGTTTAAATATAAGGTTAACAAAATCTAATGATAGGAGTGGAGCATTTCCTGAAGAAACAAAATTAAAAATGTCTATTGCAAAAATAGGTAAAAAAAGAAGTCCTGAAGTATGTAAAGCTATAAGCGAAAAAATGAAACAAATAGCAAAAGAAAGAGATATAGATTATTATAAAAATTTTGCAAAAGCTAATATAGGTAGAAAACATACTGAAGAACATAAACAAAAGAATAGTAACGCTAAAAAAGGCAATAAATTTAGAAGTAATGCAAGTAACGGATAAAATATATATAGAGAATTGTGATAATATGCTTTTAATGGCACGTTATCCTGATAACTATTTTGATTTAGCTATTGTAGACCCGCCTTATGGGATTGATTTTAGTAATTTTAATAGAACTAATAAAGCAAGTGATGGTACAAGAGTAAAAGCAAATAAATATAAAAACTCTAATTGGGATGATTCAATTCCTAATGATGAATACTTTATTGAATTAATAAGAGTTTCTAAACAACAAATAGTTTGGGGCGGTAATTACTTCCCTATATTATGGAATAATGGCTGTAAAGGTTTTATTTTTTGGTATAAAGGCAATCCCGTTCCTAATTTTGCAGATGGGGAATTAGCTTATACATCATTTAATAAAGTAGCTAAACAATTTGATTTTAGATACTATGGAGCATTACAAGGAAAAACAAGTGCAGATGATAAAATACACCCAACACAAAAACCAAAAGAACTATACAGATGGCTATTAGATAATTATGCTCAAGAAGGAGATAAAATACTCGATACGCATTTAGGCTCAGGTTCAATAGCAATAGCTTGTCACGATTACGGATTTGAATTAACAGCTTGTGAATTAGATAAAGAGTATTACGATAAAGCAATACAAAGAATAATAAACCATACAAATCAAACTAAACTATTTTAAAATGGAAATAACAAAAAGATTATTAGAAGTGATTACAGAGAACACAGGAGTAGATGTAAACATTAAATCAAGAAAAAGAGAAGTAATAGAAATGCGTTCATTGTATTTTAATGTACTGAAAGAATTAAGACCGAACATAAGTCTGTCTTCAATCGGTGAAAGCGTAAATTTAAATCACGCTACTGTAATTCATTCTTTAAACAAATACGAAATGTATGAGAGATTTAATTCAAATTTTAAAGCATTAAAAAGAAAAATAATTTTAGAATTAATAGAAAATAAACTTTTAATAAATGAAGAAAACCCAGAGTTAATTAAAAAACTAAACTTAAAAATAATTGAATTAGAAAACGAAAATGAAAAACTAAAAGAAAATAAAGAGGTAGAATACAAAATAATAAAACAATTAACAGAATTATTAACAGACACAAAAGGAACAGATAAACATCAATTACTCAAAATCAGATTGGATGCTTTATACCAAATGAATAAAATAAAATAAATGAAAAATACAGTACAATTATTAGGATATTACGGTAATGATATAGTTCACGCTCAATCAGCTTGGACATCAACCTCAAGAGATTTAACAGATGACAAAATAAATAGAATACCAAATCTTTTAAATATGCTTGCATCAGAGGGACACCACACGCCATTTGAGAAGAGCCAATTACATTTCTTGGTAAATGTAGACCAAGCAACACATATTCATTTATTAAAACACAGAATAGGTGTATCTATTAATGGTGAATCAGCTAGATACAAAGAACTAAAAGAGGATAAATCATATTACCCTGAGGATTGGAAAGA